GCTAGGCCATAGTCTCGCGGAGTGTTTCCGTTCCCGATGTAAAGGCTGGAAAGTAGATCGCGCAGACTCTTCTCGTCATCGGCGTCCATCAGTCCTCCAGTTCGACGTTGCGGGCGACGAGCTTCCAACTGCCGGGAGGAAGCGAGTCGATGTCTAGCGTCGTGAGCTTGCGCGGCGCGTCAATTGACTCCCATATGTTCACCACCCGCTTCCGCTTAACCGGCGCGATTGCCGCTAGGGCGCGGAGGGCTGATACCGCATCGCCAACTCCGTAGGCGCTCTGCCACGAAGATGCCAACTTCTCCAACCGTTCCCGCGTCAACTCAGCGGGCCACTCCACGCACACACACGTATCGGACAGGCTGTCGAGGTAGGCGAGGATGGCGGCGGCGCACATGGGGGCAGTTTCATGCTTAAACCAACCGCCGAATTTTTCCTTGCAAATCCCCGCAGCCTCGGTCATGCCAGCGCGACGGCCATGGGCGAATGCCTCCCTGAGAGCTGACATCCAATAGTCGTAAGGCTGTCCGTCCGGCCATATGGCCCCGCTAAAGCGGCAAGCGATCTCGCTCAGCCTATTCTCGTCATCGGCGTCCATGTCAGTCCTCCAGTTCGACGTTGCGGGCGACACAGCGCCAGGTTCCAACTTCCGGGGCTTCCCCGACAGGGAACGCAATCGGCTTGGTGTGCTTGGACTCCCACAGATTCACCACCCGCTTCTTCTTCTGCGGCGCTATGGCCGCGAGGGCGCGGAGGGCGTTTGCCGCTCCGATATGCCCGTTCGCCTTCATGCTGTCCGCGAAACCGTCCAGCGTCTGCTTCGTGCAGTCAGCGGGCCACACGACCGGCACCGCTCCGTCGGGGATGCTGTCGGCCCATGCGACGATGGTCTCTGCCTCCAACCTTGGCGGGGCGAAATGCCACGCATTGCCTCGCGACCACTCGCGAATCCGTTCGATTGCGGCAACAGGCTTCGCGTTCATTTGGAGTCCTCGTTGTGCGCGGCGATAAGGGCGTCGGCCCATGATTGAGCATCGTTCGCCATTTCGCTGACAGTTCGCCCCTCGGCTATCCACGTTTCCGAAAGGCATGAGTTAGCCGCAAACCCCGCCATGATCTGCGCCGCTATCGCAAGCCGGATCGGGATGCCGCGTGACTCAAGGAAGATGGTCTCCTTTTGCTCCGGAGTGACATTGATGGAGCGCAGCATTTCCAGCCGCTTCATGTCCGGGAAGAATCCAGCGTTCGGGTCAACTTTCATGCGGCGGCCCTCCTGGACTTGACCGCGCTCAGTTCGGCTGCCAGCGCGTCAACCTCCTGAAGGAATGCCATCACCTCGACCTCGATCCGCTTGCACATCACGTCGTCGCGCTCGATGCGCTGGACGTACAGCGAAAGCCCGTCGGGGAGGCGCGGATCGAACGACACGAAGTCCCACCACGCGCGCCCGGTCACGGCCATGTTCCCTTGGACTTGGTAGACGTGATCCTCGGGCATTCCGTCCAAGACGGTGCGCAGGTGGATCGCGGAGTTAAACGGGCACTTGATCTCGAGCCCGCCATCGTCCCCGATGAGCCCGTCAGGCGACCCGCCGCAGTTCTGGATCGTCGGGTGGAGGAGAAGCCCGGCGCCGTCCACAATCGCGCCGCTATGCGCCTCGTAGGCCATCCTGGCGGCCATCTCGTTCTCCATGCCCCACATCATCGCGGCGTTGGTGTAATGCTCCGACGGCGCCCCGGTGATGCGTTCGATCACCAGTTCCCACATGTAATCGTCGCGGGCCTTGGCCGGCGCCCCGTTGCGGAGCTTGGCAACCACGTCCTTGAAGCGGCTGGCGGTCGCCTTGCCGCAGCGATCAGCGAACCATTGCGCGGAGCCTTGTTCAGCCATTGCTGATCTCCTTGCGCTTCTTGCCCATGACGGCGCGGAATTCCTCATGCGTGGCAACGTCGCGCGCCTTCGTCGTGGCGGCCGTCATCTGCTTCCAGAGCGCCTCCCACGACTCGGGCGAGTCCACCATCTCGACCGCCGCGAGCAGGGCGTCCTTGTCGCTTTCCGGCAGCCCGTCGGGGGCGTTCCCGTCGCGGTCCTCGTCGCCCACGGCCACGTTGAAGATGGCCTTGAGCAGGTAGCGCATCCCGTAGGCCATCCCGGCTCCCTGGGCGTGCGTCTTGGTCATCACGTCGCCGCCCTTCGCGCCCTTGCCGTCGTTCGGCATGTCGATCTGGTACTTGCGCGTGTAGCCGCCGCGCGCGACGTAGGCGATGACGCGGACGTGATCCGGGCCGGGGGCGGGCTCCGTGCCGTAGGACAGGCTGATCCCGTGCTTGGTGTAGATCGGGCGCAACTTGCCGTCGAGCTTGGCGTAGGTGGCATACTTGCTGCGCGTCTGCGGGTTCGTCGCATCGGCGGCGATGGTGCTGATCTCGCGCTGGCACGCGGCCATGGCGTCGTTGAAGTCGGCTTCGGCCTGCTTGGCGATCATGCGCTCGTGCATCGCCATGAGCCGCTCCATCTTTTCGATATCGACGGACGGATCGCGGGATGCGCGTTCGATCATGTGCAGGAACGTGACATCCTCGCTTTGCTGCGGGACTGCCGGGGCGTTTGCCTGCGCGGGAATGACTGATGCTTGGGTGGATGCCATTGCTTTCTCCTGTTGTTTACTTGAACCGCTCCGCGACCAGCCACGCGCCGGCAGAAGCGCCGAGCATCAGCGCGCCGAGCATAGCGACCGCGACCGCCCCGCGTTCGTATCCAAGCAGCGCGAGGACGATGAACACGATGGCGAACGGGATGGCCGCGTAGAACATCCGCGCATGCACGATCAGGGCGTGCGCGGCGATGCTGTCGGAGGTGTAGGAGCGGCTCATGCGGCATCCTCGGATTGATAGAACAGGTCCGCAGTTCCAGACAGCGCGGCCTTGAGATTGCGCGCGGCTTGTTGGTAGTAGCTCGCCTTGAGTTCCACGCCGACGAATCGCCGTTGCATTTGCAGGGCGACATAGCCCTCGCTGCCGATTCCAGCGAACGGGGACAGGACGATATCGCCTGGGTTCGTCCACAGGTCGATGCCGCGCCGGATCACTTCGAGTTGCAGCGGGCAGATATGCCGCTCGTCGTCATGCTCGCGGGCGCTCCGGTATTGCAGCGTGTCCTGCGGGTCAATGTCCATCCAAATTGGGCTGGCGACCTTCTGCCACTTGTCCACCGGGTACTGCGCCGGATCGTGCGTCACGCGGTCCTCGGTCGCATCGCCGGGCGAGCGCATCGTGATGAGGTAATCCGGGATGCCTTGGCGGCTCATGGCCGCGTTGTTGCGGACGGTCTTGTGAAGCAGCCCGAGAGCCTTGGTGCGCTGCATTGCCGTAACCGGGTCTTTCCAGATCACGACCTCGGACGCGAAGATGAAGCCTTCCATCTGGAACGTGCGAATCAGATCCCCGCGAAAGTCTTTCAGCCCGATATACCCGTCCCGCTCTTTCGACGTGGGAAGCAACATGCAATGGAACGAGACATTCCGGCCCGGCTTCATCACGCGCCGCAGTTCCTTCACCAGAAACGAGAAGTGAAAGAAAAAGTCGGCATCGTTGCGGCAGTTGCCCATGTCGCGCGGACTGTTGGAGTAGGTGTAGAGGGATGCGAACGGCGGGGAGAATATCGAATAGCCCACGGACGCATCCGGCAGGCCCTTCAACACTTCGACGGCATCCCCGTTGTAAAGGGCGAAGTTTTCGCCAATGGTTTGATCCAGGCAGTTCACGCGGCCTCCATGAATGACGGCACGACGATGCGAGCCGATGGGATGTACGGGTTATGTTCGCGCGCCGATCCGAGTACGGATTCCTGCACGGACGCGAGCGTTTCCTGAGACAAGGCCTCGCCCATGGCGATGGCGTCGTGTTCCTTGCGTTTCAGGTTCGCCACAACGGCGCCCTCGCGTTCGGATGCGAAGATGTGAACTTCGACCGGGCGTTTCTGGCCGAAGCGCCAGCAGCGACGAACGGCTTGGTAGTACGCCTCGAAGGAATCCGTGACGCCCACGAACGCCATGCGGGCGCAATGCTGCCAATTGAGTCCGAATCCAGCGATTGACGGCTTCGTGACCAGGACGCGAATCTTCCCGTGCGCGAATGCGTCCAGGCGCTTTTCCTTTTCCTCGATGGAGTCGGCACCGCGAATCTCGACGGCATCGGGAATCGCGGCGCGAAGCGCATCGCCTTCGGCATTCAGGTCGCACCAGATCACCCACGGCTCGCGGTCGGAGTTCACCATCGCAGCGCAAGCCTTGACGCGCTCGGAAATGGAATCGCGGCGGGCGTCACGACGTTCCATGAGCGTTTGCGCTTCCATCGCGAACAGCATCCCGGTTGCTTGATCCGGCCCCTTCACGGCGTGCTGCGTGACCGAGAGCGGCGGTAGGTTATAGGAGGTATCGTCGTGTCCCAGGTCGGACGGGCGGCGAACCATCGCGCCCCACGACGACACCCATTGCCAGAACGCGCGGCGAGCATGGCCCTTGAGCCGCCATACCTGAGTCTCCGCGCCGTCGTGGATGAAAAATTCCGCGAGCATTTCAGCGCGCGAGCGGACCCCGAGGAATTCGGCATGGGTGCCGAGTTCCGTCCAGTCGTTCGGGGCAGGTGTTGCCGTGGCGCAGAGCTTGTACAGCGTGTCCTCGAATGCTTCGATCAACGCCGCGAGCGTCTTGGTTTCGTGGTGCTTGATGCACGAGGATTCGTCCAGGACCACGGCCCCGAAGCGAGAGGCGTTGAATCGGTGCAGCCGTTCATAGTTGGCTATGTTGATGCCGGGCCGCACGTCCGCATCGTCCATGCAATGCGTGACTTGGATGCCGATCTTGGCGGCTTCCTCGACCGTCTGCGGCGCTACCGCCAGCGGCGCCAGAATCAGGCTATCGGCACGGACGGCGCGATAGATCGTGTCGCACCAGACGACCTCCATGCGCGTCTTGCCGAGCCCGGTATCCGCGAAGATCGCAGCGCGGCCTCGACGAAGCGCCCATCGCGTCAGGTCAACCTGATGCGGGAACAGTCCTTCGGTTTCCGGGTCCACGGCAAGGCCGGACGCCGGAACGCTCGCCATCTTCGCGCCGATGTAGTCCTGATAGATCACCGTCCCGCCCTCCGCTGCGTCACCGCCCGCACCGGGCCGTATCCGACCGCCATCGCGCGCCGGATCGTGGCGGCTACGTCCGTGGACGCGCTGCAAGTGACCTTCCGGCCATCCAGTACGCCCGCCTTCATGCGGCGCATCCGCTCGCGGCACTCGGTGAGCTTGCGGATCGTCTCCGCGCACCGGGGATCGTCGGATGAGCAGGGCTGATAGACCGGCGGCGCCCACGTTTCAGCCGTGGCGAGGGCCGTCTCGGACTTGATCCAGGCGAGGAGGCGGGCGATCATTTTCCAGCCCCGTTGATTTTGTTTCGCACCCATTGATCGATTTCGTGCGAGTTCCACGCAACGGCCCTTTCGCCAAGCTGTATCGGAGCAGGGAAAGTTCCATCTTTAATCCATTTGTAAACCATCGAATGTTTCATTCCGATGATTTTCAGCATTTCCGCGCGTCGAATGAGGCGAATGGGTTTCTGCGCGATGTCCTTATCGATTTTCATCAGCAGTTCTCCATGACGTAGGCCGTCACCGCGTCCTCGCCGGCCTGCCCGAGGTCGCCAGCGATGTCCGTTTCCCCGACCATGATCGAGTGCATGACGAAGCCGGCGGGCTCGTCGGGCTCATAGGCGCGCTCTCCCGGTTCGTGGCCACCCTTGCGCGCCTTGGTGAAGCGCCCGTGGACGGACAGGGTGATGTTCAGCGGCTTCGCGCCGGGGATCGTGAGCGTGGCGTCGATCTCCGCGACGAGCGGCGGGCGTCCGTAGTCGGGGCGCGTGGTCGCTTCGGCAATGAACGCGATCTCGTCGCCGGACAGCGTGTTGTTCAGTTCGGCCAGAACGCGGGCCGCGTTGTCGATGTACGGGTCCG